ATTCATTTCTTCAGAATAATTGCTAATAAATTCTATATTATCTATTGCATTATCTAGTGTTACATCTTCCTCTGTAAAAGCTTCAATATCTCCTACAACTATCCCATCACTCGAATAATTATTAGTAGCAAAAACAGATTTCCAAGCCCCCCAAGGTGTTCCACATTGCATTTGACCACTTAAATCATCTCTAGGCTGAAAAGCACATTCACTTCCACTATATAATACTACTCCTGCATTACCATTATTAGATTCAAGATATAAGGTTTCAGGTGATCGTAAATATTTAGCTAAAACGTCAACAGCTTCAATTAAATATGTTCCAAAGCATCCATTCCCATTTTTTTCAAAGATAGAAGCTAATTCCCTTCGTTTGCCATATTCGTAATACCTTCCAATACTTACTCTATAATCGGGGTTCAACTCAATTTCTCCGTTTGAATTAAATCTTATAGAAGTATAGTTATCTTTTACAAATTGATATGCCCATTCTGCATAAGCATAATTTGCTCCAATTGGATTATAAGTAGCTGGATAGCTCACACCTGCTAAATAGTTATGACTTTCACCAACTCCATCATGACCTATTGCTAAGAAAGGAGTATTTGATTTTTGTCCTGTAATTGGAGATTTAAACCCAAACATAGCTTTTACATCATTACCATCTTTAATTGAGTACATATCACCTTCAACGTAAACATGTTGACCTTCACCATTTGGAGAAGTCCTAAGTATACATCCTTCAATTAACCCACTTTTTAAATAAGTTGCGTTAATGTACAATTCACCATTTTCCATAATAATAGCTTTCTTTTTGCCATTGTCAGTAAGCTTGTTGAATATATCTTCATGAGTTTTCAAATCAAATACATTTTTAGATATTTTTTCATTTGCAATTTGTATACACTTTCTTATATGTTCTAACTTAGCTGTATAGTCTTTAAGAGCACTTTCTAAGCTTTCAAGTTGTTCAGGGGGAATTACTTCCCCTTTATTAATTATTAAATTAAAAGTATTAGATACAACCTCTTTAGTTTGTGTAGTAGGCGGTATTTCACTTTGTTTATTTACGTTAATAGTAAATGTATTAGATATAACTTCTTTAATCATAAGAAACTCCTCCTACTCTGGGAATCCGTTCTGCCAATTTTGAGGTACGGTTGTCATGCTAAATCTCTTCCACTCATTTGTTATTTCAATCATCTTAGGTTGACATACACCTTTGTTGTGTTGCCAAGAGTCATGGAACATTAATCCCTCTGCTAACCACCAATCACCACCACAGTTACTACAGTAATGCGTACTATCTCTATCATCAATACCATTTTCATCCCATTTCACTTTACGTAAGTCTATACAAGTATAAATATATTCATACTTTGTATCAAAATTCTTAATATTAGAGAATGGGTGATACATACAGTTTTCAGTTTGTAATTGATTTGTATTCCAATTCATAGCATCTATTTTGTTCTTTTCTCTAAGTATTATAGTCTTAGATGTAGAATTTTGCCTAACACTATCTGCAAAATACTTATTAACATCTCCACCAAAGGATTCGGGATAGAAATTACCGTTCGGAACAGGTAAGTGTTGCACTAATTCCCAAGCACCATTATACCAACCATACACTTTAATATCCTTCATCTCTACACCTGTATTTTGGCTAAAAGGAGTCCCCTCTACTCTGTATATATTAGACCAACAACCTAGTGCTTGAAATGCACCTGTTCCTGGGCATCCACTTTGACCACAACTATGAGCTACGGCTGTTGGCCTATATTGATTTTCCCACCTAGAATTATATTTCCATGTATCAGTTATTAAGCCGCTCGGAATAGCTTCATGTGATTGCCCCATAGGATACATTTTGTCAAGTATATATTCAGATGTGCAAGATTGTGTATATTCTTCATTTATTGTTGAATCCCCACTTGCACTTCCACTAGTAACTGTTACAGAACAAGAAGTCTCAAATTTCCCGTCAGAAGTCCTAAATCTAATCGATGTGCTACCTTGTCCTACACCTGTTATTCTGTATTTATAGCTTCCTAAATCAGATACACTAGCAATAGCACCATTACTACTCATAAATTCTAAGCTTTTGTTTGCAACATCATGCCCAAATAACATTGTTATATCAGCAGTGCCACCACTAACAACAGTAACACTTGCTGGATCAGTTTTTATTCCTGAAGTAACAGTAGTCTGCGTAGCACTAACATTAACATGAACGTCATAGGGAATATTTCCATCTTCTGTTGTTGCGGTAATTTTAGCATATCCAGCCCTTACTGCCTTTATTAAGCCTGTCGAATTAACAGTTGCAACACTTGTATTATTTGAAAACCAATTAACATTTTGATTTGTAGCGTTCGCAGGAATCACTCTTGCATTTAATTGCTTTGTTTGTCCAACTTCTAATTTGACATCCCAGTTATCCACCTCAATACCTGTAACTGGTATTGTATCAGAGTTATCATTTTCCTCATAATAACCTTTCAATTTGCAGTTATAATTATTATTACTCATACCGCTTATATCAAATATAGCATTTGTTTGTGTCATGCTCACTTTATCTTTATAAGTGCTTCCGTTATCTGTGCTTAATTTCACGTCAGTCAATGTTTTGTCGCATGTGAAATTAACTGTAACGGTATTTTGATTAATTCCAGACACATTTATAACGTTTGGACTTACCACTAAACTAGCCATTACTTTCCCCTCCTTCTAATAGTTTATCTATTATCGCAACTAAATTATCTATAGAACTTATATAGTTGCTTTCAGATTGCTTTAAATCAATTAGTTCACTAGTATTTACTAACATTGTACTTTGCTTTATTATTTCAGTTTGTGCTAGTATATCAGCTTTTTCTCTTAATAAATTTTCTTTTTTCTCTTTTAATATTTTCTTTTCAACATCACTAAGAACACCATCTTTAAATATATCTAATACTGAATTTACTACAGTATTTACATTATCTTCAATAACTTCACCTATAGCTGTAGAATGTATTTTTAAGCTTGTAACATCTAAATTTACATTACCAAAACTGTCTATATCTAGCGTTCTTTTTCCATTTCCATCTGTTACACTTAAGTTTTTAGCGTCTATATAATTACCTTTAAGTTCACCTATCCAACCTCTTCCAAGGTTTAAAGTTCCTATTAGGGCATCATTTATTGCCATATTTTCAACATAATTAGATAAATCATCTATTTTAATAGTAGTAGCATAAGCACTCCCAAAAGAAGTTCTCTCGCCATGAGTATTGATAGCACAAACCTTAAAATACCAGGTTTCATTAGGTTTAGCTTGATACATAAATGTAGATGTTTGCCCTTGATGAATAAGATTAAAAATATTAGGAGTAAAATTAGCTTCTTTACTAGCATATACTTCGTATTGATAATATATTTTATTTTCAAAAGTCCAACTAATTTCAATATTTGCAAAGCCATATACAGTAGTAGTTACTATAGGAGTAGAAGGTAAGCTATTTGGAAAATCTCCAATACTTCCATCTGCACCAGGAGGACCTTGTGGACCTGGAGGACCTACTACACTTTCACTACCTCCATTTCCTACTATATCTCCTAAACTAGTTTTTGGATCTCCTAACTCCATGCTTTCGTATCTACTTTTAAGTACATTAAAAACAGTCTTAATAACCTTCGCTTTAGTATTAACATTGTATCTAGTGTCAATTATAGTTACTGTATCGCATAAACTTATTTTGTCCTCTAAACCTTCATATCCTACACATTTAGATAATGGTATAAACTCTATCTTAAAATTTTGCTTAGGTATATCAACTTTATTATTCTTATATTCTTTTCTTGCAAGTGTAATTAATTTTTCCGTAGTTGGAATTTGCCCTTCTTCAAACTTTGATGAATAATCTATGGCTTTTATATAAGGGTGAGAATAGTTGTTTATATTATCACTATCAACATAAGAAGCTTTTACTGTTATTTCTTCGCTTGTTTCTTCATCATTATATTTAGCATAAGGTAATATTCTAGTTACTAAATCAGTTGTATCTTCTTCAAGTTCAAAGCCAGTTAAATTTTTTCTGTATTCTATAGTAACTTCATTGTCATATCCTCTTTTATTTAAAACATGAATATTTTCATTATCTCTAAGTATTTCTGCACCAGTACCGAAAGTATCAATTATTGATCCTTGTTTCCCTCCTATAGCTTCTAATATATTAGCCATAGACATTTTATAATCTTGTGCATTTACTATATCAGAATATCCTTTATAATGAGTGCTAAAATTACTATTTATAAATAATTGATTTAAAGCATATTCGCAAGATTGATTTCCAAAAGATATATTATCTATATAGTCATACATTAAGTCAAAAGATATATGCCTAGCAAATACCTCTACCCTATTATTCATCAACTTCCTAGTCATATAAATTCTAAATTTTTGATTCAATAAAGTGTCATTAGCATTTACAACTACTATATTTTCTTCTTTTACATAATTAAAAAGACTATCTGTATTAAGCATTATAAAACTTAATTCAAACAGTCCATTTCTTTCCTCTTCTACAAAAGCTTCACACAGAGAATTTATAGTACCGTATTTAGTTTTAAAATCTTTACTATGTAATGTTATCACTATAAATCACTCTCCCTATAAGCACTGAAGAATATTTCTACTGTTCCATAATATCTACGTTTCTTTTCTATGTTTATCTGATCTACACAAATCGCTTTAAATCTATATCCATCTGGAAATACTAAATCTTTATATCCGATTTCTCCTTGTAGCCATTCTTCAATAGCCATACATGCTTCCGTAAAATTTTTATTTTTTCTTACATCTAATTTACAAAGTAATCTTATTTCAGAATTTTTTTTCTTCCCATTGTCTACTATTAAATCTCCATTTCTTCCAGGTACACTTATTAATTCAAAATCTCTACCTGAAACAGAGTGGTGATTACTTTCTAAAATTCTTAAATTTTCTATATTACTACTTTTTATATTGTTAAAAATAAAATAAAAGTTTTCTATCATTAAATAAACACCTTCTTTCTTTTTAACAACCTAGCTAAATCATCTGCTAATACTTCTATATCATAATCCCTATTATTATTAAAGTTTTCTATTTTAAGAGTTATATTAGTTGTATTTTTATTAGTTGTAACTTCTTTTTTAGAATCTAAATTACTTATATTAGATATATTGCCACTTGTAGGAATTGAATAATATTGACCTTCGGTAACATATCTTGCAGTATTTATAGGCATTATATCTATTGAAGCTATACCAGTCATAGATAGTTCACTTATAGATTGCGTTTCTTGTGATGATATAGTTTTTTTATGTACAGTAACATTCCCTGTTATACCTCTACTATATGCATTTCTTATGCTGTTCCAGTCAGCTATGGCTTTTTGAGCCATTTTCGAGGTACTTGTCGTTACTCCTTTATACATTTCAGTAGCTGCGGCCTTAGCACTGCTTGCCATTTTATTAGCAGATGTTTGAACTCCTTTATACATCTCTGTACCATCTTCGCGTGCAGATTGAGACATTTTATGGAAAGAAGTCTTAACACCTTTATACATTTCAGTAGCTTGTACTTGTACAGTTTTAAGTGAGCCATCCATGTTGCTATCAACTGCACCTTTAACACCCTGCATAGATGTTTCGGCTGAGCTCTTAGCCTTATTCATATTAGCACTTAGGTCGTTACCCATTTTTTGAGCATTTTGAGATACCTTATTTGCTGAATTAGTAGAATCAGTTTCAAGTTTTTTATTTGTTTCACTAGAACTATTTTTCACTTTTTCATTGTTCTGTACTATAGCATTAGCAGTATCAGTATGGTTCTTTTTATCACGTCCATATATTTCATCTCTAAGAGCTTGATCTTGAGCCTCTATCTTAGCTCTTTCTTTTTCATTTTGCTTTATTTTTTCTACCGTTTCAGTATGTTTATTTTTAACACCTTCTAAATTTTCTTTCCATTTAGATGCCCATTCGTCTTTACCAAGCGCTTCAGCTATTTTTATAGCACCTTCTATACAAGCAATCTGAAACTCCTGAAACTTACCTACCGCTCCTAAGCTCCACTGAGTTATATCATTACCCATTTCAGCAAACATATTTTTTACAAGAGGTCCTATATTTAATACTGTAACTAGAATATCATTAAATAAATCTATAGTCCAAGTTAAAGCAGGTACGGCCTTAGATCCAATAGTTTCAGATAGTGTATTCCAACTATTAGATAAGTCTTGTTTAGCTGCTTCATAACTACCCTCAAATGCTTCTTTAGCAGCATCTATAGTTCCAGTAGTATTAATAACCTCATTCCCTACGTTGGCCCACGCTTCAACTATTCCAATAGATCCATATTCAATAGTTCCTTTAAATATTTCCTGTAATAATCTAGCTTGTTCAGTTTCATCTCCTACTCCCATAATAGCTTCCATTACTTTTTGCATAGCTTCTACAGATGTAAGAGACCCATCATTAATTTTATTTTTTAAATCATCTATATTTAATCCTAAAGCATCAAAAGCTTCTTGACTTGTAGTTGATCCATCAGTTAAAGTTAAGAAGAATTCTTTAACAATATCTGCTGCCTTATCACTATCAACACCAGTAGCTTTCATAGCTTCTCTAATTAAATTAAAAGCATCGTTACCTGTGATACCTAAAGTAGAAAATATCGGAGTATATTCAACAAGAGTATCCATCCAGTCTTCTGACATATTTAATCCTTCTTGTTCGCCTTTAAGTATGTAGTCTAAGGCTTCTTCATAAGTCATACCCCAATCATTTACGGCACTTGTCATAAATCTTATTACATCTTTATGCTCATATCCATATTTATTTAATAAGTCTATTCCTTGAGCTAATTCTTCTGATTCATCTGCAGATAATCCAAATCTTTGTTCAAGCATTTTTACTGCATTTGCAATACCTTCTATAGAGTAACCACCTTTTGAAATATCTTTTACCGCAGCATATAAATCTTTGGCTGATTCCTCAGTAATACCCATAGTTATTTGTAAATCTGTTATAGCTTTATCATAACTTATCGCACCATCAATAACAGATTTAGTTATCATTACAGCTAGTGCAAGTGCAGCACCTTTAGCACTTAGTTCTAATAATCCTAAGTCAACACCTGCTTCTCCAGCTAAGTCTTTAAACTGTTCTAAGTTATCTGAACTATTATCTGAAAAAGCACTTTCAGTCGACTCCGCTACATCTTCAAGTGAATTTTTCAATTTACCTAACTGATTTCCAAGACTAGTAATATCAGTTTCAGTTTTATCTATGTCATTAGAATATTTTTGCAAATTATTTATATTTTTTTGGATTAAATCTGCTTTATCCTCTAATTTTTGTCTTAACTCATCTATAGCTTTTTTTTGCTTTTCTATAGCTTCTGTATTTTTATTTTCAGCGTTTTCAAGTTGCTCTAGCTCTTTCTCAGCTTTATTAAGATCTTCAGTAAGTTCATTATATGATTTAGATTGTTTCTCTACTGTAGATTTTAAATCATCATATCTTTTCTTTTGAAGTTCTAGCTTTTTATTCATACTATCCATAGCTTTTTCACCTTTTTGGATAGCATTATTAGTAGCTAAAATTGAATCTTCTGCATTTTCTATAGATTTATTAGCAATATCAAAGGAACGTTTTAGATTGTTCGTTTCCTTCGTTGTGCTAGTTAATTGTTTTTTAAAATCACCTGTATCAAGTGAAAGGGTCGTTTTTAGCTTAGCTATTTCTTGTTCTCTACTCATGTTCTCACCTCCTCTTATAAATAATCAATATCTTCACTTTCTATATTATTCATTTTCTTATATGTTTCCATTTGTTGAAAAAATGTTTTAGGCGTAACTTTGTAAAAATCATCATTTCTTTTTAGAACTGAATACCATAAGTACTCCATATGAGAAAAATCCCAATCATCTTCTTCTAAATTAATTTCATCTTCTTCAAATAATGATTCTTCTTGCTTTTGTGGCATGCATCTTTTAAAAAGTAAATTTATATAACTAAAAATACTATTAAAAGTATCTAATTTTAAATCTTCTTTTAAAATTATTTCTTCTATTTCTTCTTCATCTATGTCAGAATATCTAGAGATCGAAAATAATAAAATTGACATCAAAGCATACATATTAAGATTATTCACATCAGATATGCTTTTAAATATCTCAGGAATTGTAAAGTCGTATCCATTTTCAAGTAGATCCTCCTTTACTTTTAATAACGTCCCAAAGTCTAAAACTCCTTTAAACTTTGTATTATTTAGAGCAATTTTACAGCTATGCATTTTTATCACCTAATTATAAAAAGTGCTTAAAAATCGACCTTTTAAAATCGATTTTAAGCACTTTAAAATATTTATGCCTTATGTTTTATCCTACTATTTCTTTTGGCATTTGAACTTCAGTGTACCAATTTGATATTTGAGTAGCATCTACTGTACTATCATTAGTATCTATATAGAAATATATATTCCCATCAGATAATTCTGATACTGATAAAGGTATTTCACAAGTAGCATCTTCTGCTTTGTCTTCTATTGTTTGCATAACTAATCCTGGATTAGAGCACATACAGTTATATACTACATATAATCTTTTATGATTTGAATTTTTAAATTTCTTTTCAAATAAAAATGCTCCTGAAGGCGCTTGATCGTTAGAATTAACAACTACACCACCTTTTACTTTTTTATTTCCAAGTATTAAAGTTTGTTCCTCTGGAGTTAAGTCTAGTACAGTTATATTTCCTTCTCCACCAGTATATAAATATCCATTATCAAATAATACATCGTCCGCGTATGAAGGATCATGTTCAAAGTTTAATTTAAACTCTCCATTTTTTGCTCCTTCAATTTGCACAGGTGTTTGATATTCTCCATCAACGTATGGAGCAAAGTGTATATTACTAAATCCTCTTAGTACTTTTTTCTTCTTAGACATTTAATGCACATCCTTTCTATAACATTTCTTCATAAATAAAGTCCATGTTTTTACCGTAATATGCTCCTTCTTTTAGATCAGCGCTACCATCAAAAGTAAATCCATTGGACTTTAATATATCTTTTATTTGTTTATATATCATCATATCTGTTGATTTTTTATACCAGTAATTGATAGTTATATAATATGTTTCACTTAAATTCGTATCATCATAAAACATACTATCTTGTTCATCATAGTAACTAAAAATACAATATTTATCATGACTTTGTTTAGTCTCTTGATAATATGTAGGAACTATGTCTTTTAATAAATTTATTATTTTACTATTCATATCCTCACCTACTTAAATAGGTCTTTAGCTAAAGAATCTCCTATAGCTTTTATAGCTTCATCTTTAGATTGATAGTAGCTTTTCTTCATCCACTTTTTCCCATTCATATTACTATTTCCGTATTCTTGATAATACGCTCTCGCTACTATTTCTCTATTGTTTGATGTACTTCCTAAATGAACTTTTCTATTTATTTTATTACCTTCTTTTTTTATTTCACCTAAACTATTTTTTAAGGCTTCTGTATCTATTGGAACGTTCTTTTCCATGGCCTTTAATGATATTTTAGCTCCTGAATCTAAAGCCTTGTCTATTATTTGCTCACTTACTTTTTTACTAATACCAGATAATGCATCTTCTAATTCGGCAAAATCAAATTCAAGTCCCATTTATTCACCTTCTAACAATAATTCGATAAATTTATTTTTTTCTTGAATATTATCACTATAAATTAAATTATAATTATTATTCTTATAATTAATTTTGTATTCTAAGCTGACATTAGGATTTATTGAACTATCTAAACCCTTTAAATATCTAATTATAATCTTTTTAGATGCTTTTGATTGAGCTTGCTGTGCTTGAAAAAATTCTTTCCCATTTATATTTTTAACTTTTGCCCAAACAGTTTTATAATCTACCCATTCTTCAACTTCAAATCCATTATCATCGGTAAATATACTTCTTTTTAATATAGTAATTCTTTTATTTAATTCTCCTGGGTTCATTTTATATCCCTTCGTTATAACAATATTTAAGTTGTGTAATTATGCTATCTAATGAATAAGCTAATTTATCGGCTTTTCCAGTTAATTCTCTATTTTCATACCAATGAGATACTAGTATTTTTATAGCTAAATTATATAACTCTCCTTCAGTAATAATACATCCAGCATTTTTTAAATATATAGCAGCAGAACTTAATAAGGTGTTTAAAAGATCATCTTCATAATCATGATCTAGTCTTAAATGTAACTTTATTTCGTCAATAGATACTTTTTGATCCATACAAAAAGAAAGTAAGACCTAAGTCTCACTCTCCTCTATAAATTTTATTAGTTCTGCTTTTTTCATACTTGAATATCCATCAATATTGTTTTCTTTAGCTATATCTTTAAGTTCAGCAACAGTTAAATTACTTAAGTTTAATTTATCTCCCTGCTTTGCTACAGGGACTTGTTTAGGGTGTAACAGTTATATAGCCATTTACCACAGCTTTTTCATCTCTCTTAGTTACATCTTCTCTTTCTATTGCTCTAAATAGAGTTAAATCTTCTTCAAATGCATTTAACTCACCTATAACAGCTAAATCAGACATCTTTATATTCATTTGTTGTCTATCCCAGAATATTATCCCTTCTTTTAAGTCTCCTATTATAAATGGTACTTTATTTTCATTTGTTGGCATATCATCATTAGGTATAACTTCTATAGGAACTATAGTAGCCCCAGCACATAATCTCATTTCCATAGGATTAGCTGGGTTAGGTTGTAATAAATACTTTCCATCTGAATCCTTTAAAGTATCTAAGTATTGTAATCCATCGTCATTAGTTATTATTTTACTAGTTGCTTTAAATGCAGAACCTAAAGTAACATTTAAGGCTTTCTTTATATCATCTATTCCATTTAATTCTACTTCTTCTAAAGTTTTTATTTTCTCTAATATTAATTTATTAGCCGTAACTCTTGATTCATCTCCTATCCATTCAACTAATGTATTAGTTATATTAGCATCAGAATCTGCTAATAATTCATTAGTAACAGGGAAATATCCAGCATATTTATCTATTTCATAAGATATTCTTTCAAATTGTGGAGTAGCCTTAGCACCTATCTTACCACCTTCTCCAACTTTAACAAATCCTGTTTGTTGTGATCTTTTCTTGAAAGTTCTTTGTCCTTTATTCGTAGTAACTTTTTCAACTGTAACTAAATCTTTTAAAGATTTTTTAGATTCTCTATATGTATTTATTCTAGTTAATATATCTTCTGGAACAGTATATCCACCATCTAATGGAGTTCCTTCATTCATCTTATTATTAACCTTGAATCCATTTCTTGCAGCATTAGCAAATTCTTTAACTGAGTCTTTTTCTTTTTTATTGTCTTTATTTTTAACTTCATCCTCTATTTGCTTTTCTTCCTCAAATAAAGTTGCTTCTATGTCATATCTTTCTTCTAATGACTTTATTTCTTCTAACATTGCTTTAGCTTCTGTTATTTTGTTTTCGTCTGCTAATTGTCTAGCTTCCGCCTTTTTATTAACTATTTGTTGTCTTAATTCTCTCATTTTCTTATTCATAAGAGTACCTCCCTTAGTTTTTAGTAATAAAAAAGAGCCTATATAAGCTCTAATTCTAATAATAATTTTTCTTTTTCTAATTTGACTTTATTTTCTATTTCTTCCGAATTTTTTGACCTTTTATTTTCCATTCTAAGGCCGTTCAAAATCGTTTTAGGTACTTTACTATACCCTTCATAACACTCTGAAACACATGCAACTGCATCAATACCTTCTGATACTTCAATATTAAAATAATTTAAAGCCTCTTCACCAGTAAGCCATGTTTCATTATTTACCATTTCTCTAACTAGTTCTATGTCTACTCCATCTTTTAAATTTTCTTTATAGACATTCATTATACCTTCTTCTATAGTGTCTAATACATCAGCTTGTGCTCTTAATTCAGTAGAATTTCCATAAGTAGATACCCAAGGTTTATGTATCATCATATATGCATTACTAGGTATAACAACTTTATCACCAGCAAGTGCGATAACACTAGCTATTGAACCAGCTAAACCATCTACATAAACAGTTTTGTGTCCTTGATGTCTTTTTATCATATTGTATATTGCCATACCAGCAAATACACTTCCTCCACCACTATTTACATAGATATTTAAGTCTTTTCCTTTTGCTTCATCTAAGAAATCTTTAACTTTTTCTGGATACTGGTCTGCATCATCCCAAGCACCCCACCATGAACTAACTATATCACCATAGAAATGTAAGTCAGCACTGGTATCAGTTTGATTTTTTATTTGAAGAAAATCTTTTAAATTATCCTTCTTCTTGTTCTTCATCTGTATCACCTCCTTTCAAAATACGTTGGTGTTGTTCTATCGTATCTAAGGTTGTGAAATTAAGAGACATAAAATGTTTATCTCCCATTTCTCCTATACTATCCATATCTTCTAATTCAAGAACTTTATTTATAGACATAACTCCAGTTCCTATCATTTCTTTATAATATTCTGCCCTCGTCTTACTATCCGCTCTAAGCATAGAATTAAGATTGAACTTAACATAATATCTCTTACTTTCTAATGAAGTAAATAATTTATAATTAAATTCTTCTTCAATAAGTGTAATTGTAGGTTGTAGAACATCATTTAAAAATCTTAAATTCTGTTGCTCCACATTATTAAATTTAGAACCCTCAAAATCATTAAGCATATACAATGGTACATCGAATATAGTTGCTATTTCTGATTTATTCATTTTCCTAGATGAAATAAATTCAATATCTTTTATAGGAATTGTTATAGGTTTATAATTAAATCCTGCATCTAATACAGCAACACTTCCTGCATTACTAGCACCACCATAAAGTTTAGACCATTCTGATTTTATTTTAGTTTTAGCTTCTTGATTAAGTATCGAAGGCGTTTCTAAAACTCCAGTAGTCATTGCACCATTTTTATAGAAACCACCTTCAAATTTTGTAATTGCTTGTAAATTACCTGCATTTTCTCTTGCAACTTCCAAAGGGGCTTTACCAATTTTCCCATCAATAGAAACATATGGTATATGTATAATTTCATCTTCTGAAAGCATTTTATACTCTCCATTTTTATAAAAATGATACATATAATTACCTTTTTCATTTTTAAAATGGTATACATCTTCTGGATTTAACGGTTCTAACGAAACTATATTACCGTCTCTATCAAATACCATTTCAATATATGCATTTCCCCAAAGTAATCTTGATACTTCTATATAAGATTTAAATTGAGATGGTGTTTGCCACTTATTAGGTCTTTTTTCAAGTAAATACCATAAATTATGGTTTTTATCTCTAATTTTACCTGTTTTACTTGTCTTAAATAACTGTAATGGTAGTTTTGAGATAGAGTTAGACCTGATTACAACACATTCAAATATAGTTCCTATATTTGAAAATGCATTTTCTGCATCTATCTTTTCTCCACTAGATGTAATCCTTGAATCTGGTGTATCTTTCCACATCATTTCATTTTGCTCATCACTTACTTGATTAAAAATTTTTCTAAATATCACTTTTTCTCACCTCCTTTCTAATATTTTGGAGGTCTTTTGCTAAGGATTAATCCTAATATAATAAAAATAGCACCTAATAAGTAATTAGCTACTATAACATTAACCTCATATGTTGTTTTTACTATAATAATTAAACCTATTAAAATTATTATATCTTCACAATATAAAGATAAAAATTTAATTAGTTTATTCATACTATAAGCTCCATCCATCACTTAAAACATGATTATTTATATTTGAGTTTAATTGATCTATCATTCTAACATGAGAAATTATACAAGTAACTGCTGCATCTATTCTCTCTGAACTCTTTTTCTCTTTCCATAGTTTTAAATTTTCTTTTCGGTCCTTATCCTCTACTGCATTACTCATGCAATAAGTTAATACTGGATTTTTAACATACTTAACTTCTTTAGCATATACTTTTGCCCTAAAATCTTTTGTAGGTTCTGATAAACTTGCATAAGTTTGAGGTACTTCTATACATAAAATACCTTCATCTTCTAAGGATTCAACTATATCCTCACAGTGCCATGGGTCATATGCTACAGAATCTAATTCAAATTTATATTTTTTTAAATCTTCTTTTATTCTTTCAACTATGTAATCATTTTTTATTTTAGCTCCTGGAATAACAGTAATATATCCTTCCTTCACCCATAGATCATATGGTACTTTATCTGTTTTCATTTTAGCTTCTAATGTATCTTCTGGTATAAAACAATGGTTCATAATTAATATTTCATTATTACCTAAGTCGATTTCATATGTTATTGATGTTAAATCTATCTTATCTGATTTATCTAGTCCAATAACACATTTTAACCCTTCTATATTAGGAATTTCATCAATTTCACATTTACTCCATTTATCCATATCCATATAGGGATCATTAATCTTTTGATTTATCCATCGATTACATTGTTTTGTAAGATATTCTATCCTTTTATCCGCTCTTTCTTTAGCTGTATTAAGTTTTTCTTGTAAACTTTCTAAGCCTGTTTTGTAGGTACTAACTACTGGATTAGCTTTACATAAATTTATAAAGTCAAATGGATCATCTTTATCATCTATTTCTGCTATAACTACAAAATACCTATCGTCATTAATAGGTACATTAGGATTTATTATTTTACTGCAGTAATCATATTCTTCTTTACAAGGACAAAATATCTTCCTTCCTGCTGTTGTTATTATAGCAATTAATGGATTATATCTAGCTCCCATACCTGATTCCATTACATCTACAGCTTCACTTGTATCAAATAAATGGTATTCATCTATAACAGCTAATTGTGGATTGTATGAATCTCCTTTTTTAAGGTCATCTTTAGTAAATAATGACATAGTACTATTACTTTTCTTATGGAATATCTCATTAGTAGATTCTCTAATATGAAATTTCCTTTTTATTATTCTATGACCATTAATCATATTAATAGCTTCTTTAAATACAGCTTTGGCTTGTTTGGATACTGGAGCAAGACAATATACCTCACTACCTAAAACACCGTAAGGAGCTAACTCATAAGTTGTTATACCTGCAAGTGTTTGAGATTTTGCATTTTTCCGACCAACTTGTTCATACATTCTTTTAAATCTTCGATAACCAGTCTTTATATTTATCCAGCCATAAACATTAGCTAATATAAATTTAACAAATATATGTGCTTTTATTCTTGTACCTGCTAATTCACCTTTTGAGTGTTTAAACTCTTCTATCCAGTCTATTGCTCTTTGTGCTTCTAATTCATCAAATCTGTATGGAAATTCTTCTAAATTTTTATTAGATTTCTCTAAATCATTTAAAAATCTCTCACAGGTCCATTTATGCTTCTTACATGCTATTATTCTTCCATCTAATATTCTGTTACAGTATTCTATTAAATCTTCTTTTATAGAATTTCCATTAAATGTGTTTGAATAATAAATATGTTCTTCTATCTTACTATTAAATGACATTATAAATTACCGTACTTAGAGTTAAATTCCATTTCTTCAGTATCAACTGGCTCTGTATTTATATCTATAATTTTTTGTCTACTCTGCGGATCTAATCCATACCTAGTTCCTAATTTAGAAAAAACTTCACTAGCTTCTTTCTGAATTTGAAGATGAACACTTTTAACTTCTTTAGTTGTACCATTTCTTTGTTCTTCTATTACTGTAGTCCCACTAGCTTGTAGGTTTAATTGTGCTTCAATATATTTATCCATTTCATTAGCTACTATACTAAGTCCAAATACATCTATATTAGCTAATATCGATGTACCTTCTAAACATTTCTTTATATCATTAAATATTTTTTTACCTCTAGTATTTAGCCATGGTTGAGGTTTTATTTTATCACTCGGTATTTCTGATAATAATTCTTCTTGCTTATATCTAATTTCCTTTTCTTCTTTTGTAAGATTTTTTTTAAGCGTATCTACCTTTTGTCTAGGTCTACCTGCCATTTTCTCAACTCCTTATTGATAATGCTTATCAAATGAAATACAAATAAACCAATTTACTTGAATTTCGGGAAAAAAATTTATACAAGACCCCACTCATGCTTCTCGTTCTCCCATTATTTTTTAAAGGATAGGGGGGCTTATTTAATTTTATATTTTTTTAATTTGTCATCTGCTATCTTATGACAACTCCTACATAGTGTAACTAGATTACTTAATTCTAATCCTAAGCTGTAGTCATGCTTCAATGGTACAATGTGATGAACTTCTAAATTAGTATGATTGATTATACCTTTGGCTAAACAATGTTGACACATATAGTTATCTCTTGTTAGTGCTGCTATCTTAGCTCCTTGTTTCCATGCCTTACTATTATAGAACTTAGTTTCCTTTGAGTTCCTTCTGTATGAATTATAATTACTTAATCTATAACTCTCTGCTTCTTTCTTTAGCTTCATACCAAACTCTTTATGGTCCTCACAATAACCATTGTTTATTCCTTTTTCAATAAGCTTCTTGCATCCTATTTTCTTACAAATTACCTTCGGCATTTAAAATCATCTCACTTTATTTTATTAAGTTTTCGACACAACTTGAATTTAACATTAGATATATTGTGTATAATTCAGACAACTTCTATATCTTAGTAATACTCCTATTCTTATTCATTCTCAATTAGCAGTTTAATCAACCTAATTTGAGTTAAACTCACTTGCCTTTTTAAATACTTTTAACTATAAGAAACTCATTTCTGCTGTAGATTTATCTAGTTCATCTTGCATTACTCCGATATATCTTAATGTAATTCTTGGTGTTGCATGATTAAATATTTCCATCAAATAAACAACATCATTATTTTGTTTATAGTGTGTATATCCAAATGTCTTTCTAAGAGTATGGCAAGATATATGTATCCCAAACACATCTCCAGTATCTAATAATATTTGATATGCTCTAGTTCTAGTTATAGGATTATTCCCACCTTCTCTAGACTGAAATAAATACTCATAATGTTGTTTGCCTTTACAATATTCTTTTAACTCCATTTTCAATTCTTTATTTATAAGAATTTTTCTCGATTTCTTTGTTTTCTTTTCTGTTAAAGTAATATGAGTTTTATCTTTAATATCTCTAATTCTTAATCTTAACAAGTCACTAATTCTAAGACCAGTGTGTATACCTAATAAAAACAACATATAATCTCTATCATTTTTATTTTTAAGATATATAAGTATATTTCTTATTACTTTCTTACTTCTAATAGGCTCTGTATAATTCATTAATCACAGCCCCTCTTATTTTTTCTATTTCTATACTTACATTTTTTCTTACTTTCTTGTAAGTGTTCAAAATTTGGTTTCTTAATCATTTCTCTATCATATTCTCTTAATTTTTTATCTTCTAAGTCATGTATCATCTTAACAACTTCATCTGCATCTTTCCAAACTTTAGCCATATCTATCACCCTTATTTAAAATAAAAAAAATACTCACACATGATATAAATGTGTGAGCTTGCTGATTTGTTGAAATAAAAATACATCAAATAGTAACCTAAAGATAATAACGTAATTTTTAAGACACTTGTAAGCCCTATTACTAAAAGGCTCCCTCCTATCTTACCAATTAAACAATTTATTATTTTAGTTTATAGTCTGCTTTACCTTAACAGACTTAGTTCTCTTTTTTCGTTAAGTTTTATTAATTTGTGCAAGTTGCAGGAGTTGCACCTGCTATTACTACCACTTGCATATTGCCAGGCGAAAAGGGGTCTCGCCTGGTTTTGGGAGTAAATAAAATTAGGGAAATTTGAGATTATATATATATCTATATTAGTATTATGTCATATATATCTCCCTAATAAATCTCAAAAATGTCTCAAAAATGTCTCATTTTAGCATTTTGCATTTAATAATGGCATATTTTCTGTAATTATACTAGGATATAACATCGACATAATCTTATATACTATCTTTTCTCTCATTCTGTAACAGTGACTTCTGTCTATATGCATCTTCATGCTTATATAATTCATATTATTTTTATTCATAGTGTTATAGAATAAATTAAAAAAGTCTGTTTCTATAATATCTAAGCAAGTTAAAGCATTTTCTATTTTCTTTTTTTCTATCTCTTTTTCTAACTTAGTTTGCATTAATTTACCTACCTTTTTTTCTTTAGCTATAACTTCATTTTCAACAGATCTATTTATATTATAAGTTACACCACTACGTTCATCGTAACTTATAGCTCCACAGCCTCTATAATCATTTTTTTCTCTTTCTATATCCAACTCTAAACTATTTATTTGTATTTCTAAATATTTATAGTTATGAAGTCTAGCTTCTGTTTCCCTAAATAATTTCTTTTTATCTATAGTCATTGTAATTCCCCCTCGAAAAATAATTTTAAAATAACATACTTTGCTCTAATAATTCACCCTTCATATTCTATCTCTCAAGTAACTCAAAACGATATTCTTGTGTCGCATCTGGATATTTCTCTTTATCTACCTTATCAATAAACATACTAAGCGGTCTTACATATACTTTGCTTTTTAATGCTCCTAAACCACTTTTGCTTTCTAGATCTACTTTGCTATAAACTACCATAAGTTCACCTGTCTCAGTATGCTCTGCTATATGTCTTATGTAATTAGTACTTCCTTTGAAATGTCTATATATTCTTCCTGCTTCTATTTCTCTCATACTCATTCTCCTTTTATCATTCAGTTATCATTATCAATATATCGACCGAGAGCGACCATTAATCTACCTCAATCAATACTAAATTATTATTTTAATTACTCTTTCCTTTCATTTAGAATACTTTGTATTTCTTTTATTTTTTTAGTTCTTCTTTCTATACAACAATCTTTAGGTATTTGTTGCATAATCTTTTCTTGTCTATCTATTAAGTAATGTAAATCTTTATTACTTAGAGTTCTAAGCCATTCTTTATAATTCATACTGTACTCCTAAAAATTATTGTTTTATTTGCATTTGAAATTTTTACAACTTTTCTTCCTGTGTTCAATCTTTTTTAGTGCATTTAAAACTTCTTTTCCTAAATTCTTAAACTCTAAACCTAACTTATAGCATTTAAAATCTAATGTATCTTCCACGGATTTAAATTGTTCTGCTGTCATTTCTGTTATTGGAAGTTTTTTCTCTTTGCAATATTGTAATAAACCTTTATCTATTTGCATAACTAAATCTCCCTTTTATTATCTGATTTCTCTTAAAAACTCTATTTTAATGACTTTTATTCATGATTAATTTTATTATAAATACTCATAACATCTTTACCATCAATAAATCTTATAACATTGGTTGTTACTAAGGTTATTACTAATTCTTTTTCTTCATTAAATTTCATTTTATTACACTTAAACACTATTTCATTATCTTCAGAAACATAAATATTTAAAACCTTATACATTTCCAAATCTTGTTTACAATAGTCAAATACTTGAACAATACAACCTATTTTTATATCTTTGATATCCATAACTTCCTCCTAATTTCATTAAAAGTTTTATTTTAATGGAATTTAAATACTCCAATATTGTATTTGTATTCCATACTGTTTTGCACACTCATGCTCTATTTTACAACCTCTAGCATTTTTCCAATCTCCGATACACAATAATAAGTCTGCGTCAGCTAATAATTCTATTGATTTAGCTAAATATTTTAAAGGTATACTTCCTGTTTGTGGATTATAATCCTCAAAATAACTATCTAATATTTCTATGTTAGAATTATTACTTTTTAATAATTCTATAGCTTTATTTCTTTCGTTTAATATTTCTTCTTCTGTTCTACCCTTCATAGGTTGACTTATAAAAACTTTCATTTTTACCTCCTGTAATTTCCATTAAAATTTTGATTTTACTGACTTTTCTACCACCTCAAGTCTAGTATCCTTTATAACTTCTTCTACTTTATCAATTGTTATATAGCATATATCTTCATTTTCAACTAAGTATTTAGCTTTGTATTTAAGCATATCTAAACTACCATACGTATAATGCGTTCTAGTATCTCCTGCAAACACACCATATTGCCACCTTAAAACATATTTATTTTTCATACCTTATTCTCCTAAATATAAAAGTGCATTTATAATACTCAAAAAGCCATTTAAAACTAAAATATTCATATTATTATAATTAACTAACATTACAAATACGCATATCATTGTTGCAATTAAATTTATTGACTTCATAATCTCCCCCTCTGCTACCGACATTAATGTCATTACCAAATTATTTTATCTATTTATATTTACATAGAAATTATCTCTTAAATATTTACAACTGTTTAAATATTGCTCTCTTATTCTTATATCTATTCTATTATCTTCTAACATAAATATAAAAGAACCTATTATATCTTTAACTTTATCTATTTCAGTAACTTTTACTTCTACTGTTAGTACATTATTTTTATTACTCATAACTTCCTCCTATGCTCCCGACATTAATGTCGGTACCAAACCATCTTAAAGACTTTATTTTAATTTGAAATAATTATTAGTTTGTACTCTATATTTCTTTTTCATCATTATTGTAAACTATATTCAATTTTGACAATATTTTTTCTAGTAAATGCTTTTTTATTTGTAATTCAGGAGTATCCTCAATTTCCTCTATTTCATATTCCACACCTTCTAATTTAATTGATATTATAGAGTGAACTTCTTTAAGTTCCTCGTCTGTAAATTCTACACTTGATTTCATAACTTCCTCCAAATTTCCTTAATGGTTTTATTTTAATAAAATTTATCGCCTATAACCCACATGCCTAGCATTTCCTTATTTAACATATAAGCACGATCTTGTATTATTGTTGCTATTGGGTTATAAAATTTTAGACTTTTACCATCTTCTGCTAACCAATATGCACATCTAGTAACTTTACTTACAATTACATATCCACTTAATAAGTGAGTCCATGCTTTTTCAAAGTAATATTCTCTACCTTCTAAGTCTATTCTCATACTAACATCCAACTTTCCTTAAAATTTTGATTTTATTTAGAATGTACAAATAAATGTCCTAAAATTGTCTCAAAGGACATTTATTTGTACATTCTAAAACTCCTCTTTTAAACTAACAATTCTGGATTTTCGTATATATTTCCTATTACTTTACACTTATTGTATATTTTACCTACAAAATAATCTCCTGCTCTATATATCCCAAAGTGATATTCTACTTTTTCAGTTATTATTTCATCTTCAACATTTGAATAAAATTCAACTATATCGCCTTCGTATATCTCAGTTCCGTTACTATCTTTAATACCTGTGTATTGCATCAATGTATATAAATATAAAGGTCTTACATCATCTTTGGTGTTTACATAGCAATCATTCCCTAGATGCGAGTATAATACTATTAAATTATCTTGGTCATACATAATATTTTCTTCTTTATTCCATGCTCTAAATTTTATATTTCTCATAACATCCTCCTAAAACTCCTCTTTTAATTTCCATCAACTACCTTCTGTATTTTCAATCCTTCTATTTCTACAGACTCTAATTCAAAATAGTTAATATAGTGTTGAATAACTTTAGCTATACTTTTCAATGAAACCTTATCACTTTTAATAATTTCGCAGCTTACACTGTCATATTCTATTGATGTTATTGATTCTGCCCTTTCATCCCAGCAAACACCTAACTCAGTATTCTGTACTATTGCTGTAAGTTCCATATTTTCACATTCTGGACACTCATAACAATCTTCACCTAAATTTAGATAGTGTCTTTTATTTAAATCTTTTTCGTCATACATTCCTTCACATTCTTCACAATAAAAATTCATAACTTCCTCCAATTAAATATGTTTTTTATTTTCCTATACGCTCTGGTAATACTCCTGTTTTCAAGTAATGATCTAACTCTCTCTTATTTAATTTATAATTTTTAACTTCATTTGAGTTTTCATCCTTATAATCATATTTTAAGCTAATATCATGTCCCCAATCTGAGAGTAATTGATTAGAACCTTGTTTTATAAAATCATCTTTAAGCTTCATTTTCTCCATCCTACTTTTTATATTTTCTTGCTGCAATAGCTAGAGCATCAAGTGCTCCAACTACTGCAATAATAATTACACTTAATATTATTAATTCTTTCATGGTATCTCCTATCTACTTTGATATGTCGCACCACATTTACATTAATATATTATTCCTAATGATGTCAAAAGCTTGTACACTATTCCACCACAATACTCACATTGTTCTGCATATGCTCCTAGTATTTTAGCTTTCATAACATCACCTACTTTCCGAACTCTTCATTAACTTGTATGTCAATAGGCATTCCACCTCCCATATACTTAGTTATTTCTAATAAATATGATGCTACCTCATTTTTATTTATCTTTTCTAAATCTAAAATATCATAAGCTAAATTTCTTATTTGTCTTTTACTTTCTTCATTACACCAATTACTTCTATTTGCACTATTAAAGCCTTCTATAAGCACTCTATTAGCTTTATCTAAATCTTTATTAGCCTTATCTAACTTTTTTAACTCTGTATCCTTAGCTATTAATTTAGTATTCAAGCTACAATTTCTAAGAGTTTTATGCTCTGAAACCTTCTCTAATTTCTCTATATACTCTTCTAACTTTTTTAGTTTACCTTCTGCAATTGTAAGAGTTTTGTGTAAACTCTCATTTTTATCTTGAAGTATAGCTTTAGTTTTTCTCTCTACCTCTAGTTCATCATTTTTAAGTGCTATAACTCTATTCTTTTCAACTATTATATTTATAGCTCTATCTAATTCCTCTTCATGTTTTTTTCTTAACATTAATGGTAACTTCATATTTAGTTCCCCCTTAATTATTCTTTAATTTATGTCTTTGTTCTTCAGATACATATCTATCTAGTATTTGGCTTAAATCTACTACTATTTCATGATTTCCATGTTTTAGATATAGCTCTGCAAGTGCATTTCTTAATTCCTCCATATGCCTTGCTCCAACTCTAAGATATTCTTATCCATCTTTTTATGATAAGCTTCTTCCAGGTCATTTAAATCAAATCCTAGACTATATATCAACTCTGTAAACAACGGTAATATTTTACCTGTCAACGTATATCTAGCGGTTCTTTTATTCCAAGTAAGTCTATTTATTTTGTCATTTAAGCTGACTACTATAACCTCTGGAGCTGTTATTTGCATTTCTTGAACTTCTGCAATTAATTTAATCTCTAGAAAATTTGCAGTATTTCCTATCCAACTAAGTAAGTCTGCACATTCTTCTATAACGTGTTCTCTATCAATTTTTTCTTTACTGTAACTTTTATGCATCTTCGCTGCATTAACTATTTCATATAGCTCGCTATTTAAGCCTAATATAAAGCTATATGGCACGTTATATATATCACTTGGTTGTTTTATACCTTTCTTATCTTCTAATAGCTTAGAGAACGTTTTTTGTTTCTCTAGTACATATGTAAAATCAATTACTTTATTATTCATTTTCTAATTCCCCCATTTTCATTTGTTTTTCAAATTCTTGTTCTGCCCATTTAATCGCTTCAAATACAGTAAATGAGTATTTATTCATTAAGTAGTTTGCTCGGTCTATAAGAGCTTGTCTGTCCTCTAATTTAACTATCATATCTCCCACCTAATCTATAAATTCTACTTTCCAACCTCTAGCTGGTTGATTTCTTTTCATATTATAGGAAACAGAACTTGGAGCTATATTTATAAACTTAGCCGCTAATTTTAGACTTTCAAATTTCTTAACTTCATTAGTTTTAACATTTGTAATTTTAACTGCTCTAATATTAAATATCTTGCTTGCTTCACCAACTCTATATATTTTATAAGTCTTTTTATATACAGCCCCTTTGCTTATATAGCCAGATATATTATCATATGTTATTCCTATTAAGCTGCTTACACCTATTAACCCTGCACATTCTGTTTTCTCACCTGTTTTTATATTCTCAACAATGTATTTTAAGTTTTTATTACTTCTTACATTTAAACCAAGCCTTTTCATTTCTTTAGCTTCATCTTTTAACTTTTCTTTTAGCATCAGATTAACTTTTTCTTCATTTGGATCGAATAATCCGAAAGCTCTACATATATTATTTACACTTGCATATCGTCTCTTATTATTAATCTTGCATCCTGCTATGCAATAAGCTAATGCTTTATAATTAAGTGCTGTTTTATCATCACTATAAACATTAGGTCCTAGTGAATTATTAAAACTTCTATCTGATCTTTTTAACATTTTCATTCCCCCTTGAAAATTGTTATTTCTAGGGAGCATTAGCTCCCATAAATTCTATAATTCAATTTGTCTCCGATCATTTCGGCTACATAATTTTTAGACATTTCATATAATCTACTTCCTATAGCTTCATCTATCTCTAACAAATCACCTATAGATTTTTCAGTAGTAACTATCACAGGTAAGTTTTTAAAGTATCTATAATCAAGTATTTCATAAATTATATTTATATCTGATTCAGTAATCCTTCCCTTAAACAAATCATCTATCATTAATACTTGTGCATTTTTATATATATTAATTTCTCTTTGATAATTTTCTTCATCTGTTATAGATTGCTTCAAATTGGTTATACTACTTCTATAGGGCATATATATTACCCCGACACCATTGTCTAATAATACATTCCCTATACTCATTGCTAAATGGGTCTTTCCTGACCCCACTTGACCGCAAAATATTATAGAATTTTGTCTAGCTACTCTTAACTCCTCAAATTTTTTAGAGTAGCTTTTTGCTTTACTATAAGCTAACATCGTTTCTTTACTTTTAGAGTAATCAAAGTTTTCAAATCTCATTTTTCTAAACTCTTCAGATACTCCACTAGCTTTTAGCTTATCTTCAGCTATTCTAATAGATCTACACTCACATGCTTTAGCAGTTCCATCTTCTTGTATGATAAACATCATATCTCTGCATTTGTTACATCTATAATTACTCTCTTGATAATCGTTCACATTCTTTAAGTAATCTGTAGTACTCTTCATCTTTTTCATCATCAACTGGTATCTGTTGTTCAAATTGTTTAGTACGCTTTGTGCTGCTTCCATTAGTTTTCACACCCTTTTGTTTAGACTGTTCTTGTTGAAGTTTATACGCTTCTAATTGTTCTAAAGTTCTTATGTTCGCATCTAACCATTGTTTTATAATCCCTTTGATGTATCCTAAGTTACATTTACCTTTATCAGTTGCTATTTCTATCGCTCTTTTAAAAAGATTAACATCTATAGTTTCAGATAGTTCTATAAGATACTCTGCTGTTATTCCATTTATAAGTCCTATATTTTGTTCATATAGGTTTTTAAAAGTTTTTAAATCAGATTTATCTACATACTTATCTTCTTTTTCTTTATCTATATCTTCTTCTTTTTCTTCTTCTTTTTCTTCTTCTTGTCCACTTATCGTAAACGTATCGTTCACGTAACGTAAGAACTCATTTTTTATAGTTTCATTAGGTATTGAATCTGCAACATACTCTATAAGATTTTTATCTTTTACTTTTTCAAGCTCACCTCTTATACAATCCATAATGGGTTTTCCACCTCTTTTAAGGTTGTATTTCCCCCAATTTTTAATAGCTATTTCTCTAGTTTCAGGATTGTATCTTATTATTCCTAATAACTTTTCAAATCTCTCTAATATAGCTCCTACTGATTCTGTACTATACCCAAGGTCAAAAGCCATTTGTCTTTTAGTTATTTGATATATACCTATTTGAGTAGTGTGAGGATTAGTTAATAGATAAAGTAATGCATATCGATCCTCTGCACTCATTTCTTCTGTAACTTTTGGATCTTTCCAAAATTCTATAAATATCTGTCTATATAGTGCCAATTTAATCACCCGCTTTTATCTTCTGTATAGTTTTATTGCTTGGAATACTCCAGCTAAAACTAGAGCATCCCATATAAGTACCATTATTATTAAATTCATCTCTAAACCTCTAATGTTACTTGACCATCTATATCTGCAAATTTATCTTCATCTACAGGAGTAAAATCTGCATCTATAAATTCTTCTTTAGGCTCATATTTAGTAAGTAAGTCTAATATCGGCTCAACTTCATCAAATTTAAGTTCTTTTAAGCAATATCCATTACTCTCGCAAAACTCTTCCATTTTAGATATATCCTTTGGATTTTCATAGTCGTATAACCCTTTCATAGATGCTAACTTCATAATTCCTTGTTTTTGACCTGATGTAGCATATCCAACCTTTACTTCTTTTTCTGGTAACTTATCAGGTACATTTTGTATTTCTGCTGCATCGTACATTCCCTGTAAATCTTCTGGGAATGCTTCTCTTAAAGCTGTTACCATAGCACATTTTCTAATCATCACACATGGCATTTGCTTCCAAGTACTTTGACCTTTTGAGTATTCTTCCATACTAACTTCGGATCTAATAGGGAACTTCATATCTTTTACATATACTTCGCACCATCCACCTACTAAAATCTCTTTAGGAGCTTTTAAGCTACCTTCTCGATAATCCATACTTCCATCAGATTTTAAGATTACTATCCCTGCTTTCATCCCCTCAAAGTTAGGATTTCTGTAGGCTCTTTTAACAAATACATCCTTACCGACTACTATATTTGCTGGTGAGCTACCAAATTTTATAAGATACGCTTCTCTTATAAATGGATTAAGTTTTTGTGCTTTACATAGCTCTATAAACATCAACGTCTCTTGATCCGTAACAGTTCCATTTCCACTTACTAAGTAATTCTTAACTGTTTCTGCAGTTAATACTTGTCCTGTTTCTGTTTTAAACTCTGCTAAACTTAATGCACTTTGATTTACTACAGTATTATTCATTTGTTAATCCTCCTATAAACCTTGAACATCTGAAATAGTTTCTTCACATTCATTAAATAAATCATCTAAAGAACTTTCTAAATCTTCAAATGCCTCTGTTATCTCTATATTATCAAGCTCCATTACTTCATCCCTCAATGCACTTAAACATTTCCTAACCCACTTCATTTCACTTTCTATTCCTGCTATTGACATTTATCTATCCTCCTATTTAATCATTAAAGCTGTACCTGGTTCAGTCATATATGCTCCGTCTATTTCTATTCCTGCTTTTAAATCTGCTTTAAGTAAATCTTTATTTACCTTATATGTCTGAACTATCTCTAAGTACTTATCTGGTAACTTAGTTTCATCATTTATCCTTAATGTAGAAGTACCTTTTCTAACAGTAATATTCCCTACTGGTGTTTCTATCTTCTTCATATTCATTTGCTCCATACAAGACTTTGTGTATTCTCTAAGCCTTTTTATATGATTTTCTTTAGCTCTTTTTATCTTTGTCAGTCTATCTATTTCATTTTTTACTGCGTCTACATCTGCTTCTATACTTCTAACTACTTGTATAATCCCTTTGCCTTTATTAGCTATCTCATTTTGCACTATAGCTATAATTTCACTAGCTTCAACTTCTTCTAAATCTCTTAATACAACTAAATCTGCGCTTAATTCATATAAATTCATTGATATTTCCTCCTAAGTTTCATATAATATAATCAGTTTAAATTTTTTAATTTTGGCCTTTTTTAAGGCTCTTTTTTTTATTAAAATGGTAATTCCTCTGCTCCTACTGCTTTACAATATTGATAATGAGAAAAATCCATTTCTAGTTTGTCTGCTTCTTCTTTATCTGATATAAGTTTAAGTATTCTTTCAACTGCTCCTAATTGACCATAGTAAAGCCATTTTTCTTGACTTTTAACATCAAACTCTACTTTTGCTTTTCTATATTCATCTGTTCCTGGTAATACGTCTAGCATAGTGTTAAAGCATTTATCTATAACTGCTTGTGTTTCTACTATGCTTTGATTTAAAGTTCTTACATCACATTGTAAGATTCTCTTAATTGCTTCCATTTTAAGCACCTACCTTTATTTTTTTATACATTTTTAAGGCATAGAATTTTTTGTCTATATCTTTATCCTTAAATTCTTCTACAAAGTCTTGAAGTATATTTATATTCATCTATATCACCACCTTTCTACATTCCATCCCATGAATCAAGCCAATCAACGAAAGGCTTTGCTGGAACTTTATATAACCTTCCTACTTTTATAACCTTAAACATGTTATTTGTTGCTAATGCTTGTCTTATTAGACCATATGCAGTCTTTTCACATACCCCTAACAGTTCTGCTATATCTGTTGCTGTTAATACTTTCTTCATGTTATCCTCCTATATTTTGTAAGTTTCAGAATCACATCTAATTGGAAGTATTCCACCTAACAATTTCATTTTTTCATCATATATTTTCACTACATCTATCTGACCTTTAACTTTTAACTTGTAATAGTTAAATAGTGCGAGTTTTTCGCCGTCGATTATTACTCTGTTATCTAGCCTATCTTCATTAATGTTTTTTATTAAAATATTAAATTTATTTTTTCTATAAGTTGGTAAGTAACAAGCTATCTTACCTTCTGTGTAGTCGTTATCAGCTATAATTTCACTAAATATATCTTTATCTAAATTAAAAAATAAGTTTTCATTTAGCAAAATTTCACCTCTTTTTTCTATAAAGAAGAAATATCCATCACATAAAACTATTTCATCTTCATTTAATATATATTTCATTATCTTTCCACCATTTTTATATAGATTTAAAAAGTGTTTTATCATATTCTGTTTCATATTAATCCCCCTATGTATTACCTAAATTCCATACTTTATAGCCATATCTTTTACTATAACTACATATCCTTCTATAAGCTTTTTATCTTCTGATATTACATCTAAGTTGTTTATCTTATCTATTTTAGATTTACTAACACCTTCAAGTGCCATCCTTCTCTTCTTATTAGTTAATCTAATTTCTAAATTAACTCCAAATCTTTTATTTAATAGTTCATAACTTTCTGATTTAAGTAAGTTTATATGTTCAAATCCACCTTGATTTCTAGCTATTTTAGCTATTAAGCTTTGTGTTTCACTTCTCCAGCTTGTTGTATCTAAGCTAACAACTTCTTTTATTTTTTCTGTTTCTTCTTTAGCTTCTATTGCTAACCTATTTGCTCTTAGTGCATTATTATTAGCTTGATTTACTTGTTGTCTCATATCCTTTAAACTTTGAGCTTGCATAATTATTAAATCTTCTATACAAGTTGGACTTTGTTCTTTAATCTGTTTTCTCATTGCAAAATATTCTCTTCTAAATTTCTTTCTAAGTTCTTTTGCTTTTTCTGTTCTCATTAAACTTACTAATGTAAAATATCCTTGCTCTGATAATATGTATATATTTTTAGAGTTTGCTATGGATTGCTTGGTAAATCCTAGTTCTAAAAGTGGGTCGGTAGTATCGACCGAGTTTTTTAAATCTAAAATATCAATACCTTCTTCAAATTCATCAATATTTTCATTTATCAATTCATTTATTCTTTTTAGATCTACTTCGTGTATTTCAGCTATCGTCTTTGCTAGTACAACTTTTTCACTTTCTCCAAATCCACCTTCTATAACTGGTATTTTTTTACCTAAAAATTCTTGCACTCCAGTTATTTCGATTTCTGTTTGCGCTATTGCTAAACTTGTCATTTTTTTCTCCTTTTGTATGTATTTTATTTTTTTAATTAGAAAAAATATTTTTAACTTGCACCTTTTGTGTTGCTTAGTTCTGTAAAAAAAATTTCTTCTATACTTTTATCAAAATAATTAGATATGGTTCTAGCTTCTTCTAATGTAAATTTCCTTTCACAAATTTCTTTTTTGTGATATGAATTTCTAGAAATACCTAGTAAATGTGCCATATCCTCTTGTTTTAAACCTTTTGTTGCTCTTAAAGACTTTAACATATTAGATAAAGACATACTATTCTTCCTTTCTGCATCTTTTCTGTTGCTCTATGATTATATTATATGCAACACAAACGATAATTACAAGACTTTTTTCAAAAAAAATAAAACTTTTTTCATCGTTGTTGTTGCTTTATGTTTTTTTTACGTTGCTTTATTGTAAAATAACAATACGGAGGTGTTGAAATTTGAACGAAAAATTTGGAAAAAGATTTAAACAATTGAGAGCAGAAACTAAGTTAAAACAACAAGATTTTGTTGATTTATTTAACAGTAAATATAATTTTAATTTTACAAGACAAGCTATATCACTTTATGAAACTGGTAAAAGGATCCCTGAAATAGATGCATTAACTTGTTTCGCACAATTTTTCGATGTATCTGTAGACTATCTCCTTGGAAGAACGGATGAAAGAAATTTAAATAAAGAAACACCTAAACTAGATCCAGGTATAAAAACTATAGCTGCACATAGAATTAATCCGTATGAGGATATTTCCGAAGAGGGTATTAATAAAATAAATGAATATATAGAAATGATAAGGATAATGGAGCAAAATAAAAAATAGATAACATATTATAAAAATTGAAGATATATATGAAAATGATTGAAATGATGTATAAGAATAAAAAATAACATAAGTTTTACATGATGAGGAATACTTAGTATGAATGAAATAATTATACAAATGCCTAAAAATATAAATGATAACAAAGATAGCTTTAATTTTTTAGTTTGTTCATTATATAGTAAAATTAAACCTATAACAAATTCAAAAATAATTTTGGATTTTAAAAAAACTAGATGGGTAGAAGGAAATATTGTAACTTTACTCGGCGCTATAGTAGATACAATTTTATCAAATAATAATAAACTTGCATTTAAATCTGTAAGTAAAAGTATAAATAATTTATTAAATAAAAATGGTTTTTTAGAAAAATATGGATTAATAGAACAATCTAATGATATCTATAAAAGTTCAATAAAATTTGAAATTTTTACGCCTAACGATAAAGTTAAATTTCAGAAATATTTGAAGGAAGAGTTCATACCAAGATTAAATCTTACAATGAGCGAAAGTTTTGAAAGAGATCTTAGACTTAATCTAGAAGAAGTATTTCAAAATGCAAGAACACACGGAAAATGTAATTCTATATTTGTATGTGGACAGTATTTCTATAACTTAAAAAAAGTAAAATTTACTATTATAGACTTAGGAAAAACAATCCCAGATAATGTACGAACTAAATTACCCATAGATACTAGTGATATAGAATGTATTCATTGGTCTACTAAAAATGGTAATTCTACTAAAATAGGAATAAGTGGTGGATTAGGTTTATATAATTTAAGTGAATTTTTAAAAGATAATGGTGGAATAATGCAAATAATATCTTCTTCTGGATATTGGGAACAAAATAAAAATAAAGTTATAAAGTCTAGTTTTAGTAATAAATTTGATGGTACTATTGTGAATATACAAGTTAATATAAATAATAAGACTTATATATCTTTAGAAGAAAAAAATGAAATTAATAAAAATAATTATATAAGTAATATATTTTAAGGAGGCTTACTGTGAAAACTATAAAAATTATTGATACTATAAATAGTGAATTTGCTGTTTCTCCAGAAGATGGCGACTTAGTTTTTTCTAAGATAGAAGAATGTATAAAAAAAAGTATGCCTATTTGCCTAGATTTTGATGGTGTAGATTTAACAACAACAGCTTTTTTAAATACTGCTATTGGTACTCTATATAGAGAGTTTGACAAAGACACTCTAAATAAATTTATAAGTATGAAAAATATATCTAATTCAGATTTAACTCTTGTAAAAACGGTTATAGAAAGAGCTAAACTAACTTTTACAGATGAACTTAAAGAGGAGTTTGGTGATGAGTAATAAGATTGATATATCTACATATAATCCAACTAAAAATGACTCCTTTTTTGTAGATAATAATGTTTGGATGTACTTATTTTGTCCTGTTGGAAATTATAATGAATACTTAGTTAATACATATAATACTTTCTTTTTTAAAATATTAAAAAATAAATGTACTATATATACTTCTTCGCTTATATTATCCGAATTTTTTAATTCATATTGTAGGGTTGATTTTAAAGTAAAGAGGAAATCTAATCCAAGTTTAAAAGATTATAAAAAAGACTTTAGAAATACAGATTATTTTAATGAGCTATCAGAATCTATTTGTGAAATTATAAAAGATAAAATATTAAAATATTCTATAAGATTAGATGATAGATTTTCAGAATTAGATATTGAAGATGTATTAACAGGCGATAAAAATTTTGATTTTAATGATAAATATATAGCTAAACTATGTGAGGATAAAAATATAAAAATATTAACTAATGATAAAGATTTTTTAAATTTAAATAACAATATAGACATTGTTACTAGTTAAATTTAAATCAAGAGCAGATAACTGCTCTTTTATTTGAATTTTATATCGAACATACATTTTATTTTTCGATACATATATTCTTAACAAAGGGGATAAATATGACTAAATTAGATATGCTATATAACTTAGCAAATAAGCATAATATACAAATACATTTTTTTGACTTAACAATTACTGGGTGTTTAGGGTTAAATATAGAAAAAGAAAATATGCCTAGTATGATTTTCTTAGATAATTCTTTGAAAAAAGATAAAAATAAACATATAGAAGTTCTAGCAGAAGAGTTAGGACATTTCTTTACTAGTGTTGGAATTAGTGTGGGTAATATAAAAACATATTCGGATAAATTAGAACTCAATAGAGTTGAAAATAAAGCTGATAAATGGGCTACTAATTTTTTAATAACTGATGAAGAAATTATAAATTTGATTAATAAAAATATAACTGATATTAACGAAATGGCTGAAGTCTTAAGTGTTCCCTATGAAATAGTTCTAAAAAAACTTAAGAATTTATCTATTACAAAACAATATTTAGATTTAGGAAACGGAAAATATTTAATGCTAACTAATTTTCCAAATTTAATAATTTATCAGGATATACTTTAAGGAGGTTTGACATGAATAACTATAACATCAAAAGCTCTTTTATAAGAAAAAGAGGAAGTAATTATAACGTCTATATAGAATATATAGATGAAAATAATAATCTAAAGCAAAAGAGCTTAGGAAAATATGAAAGTAAAAAAGATGCAGAGAAACATCTGATTGATTTAAAATCTTCTATTAATAATAACAAGTTTATTATAAGTAAAGATATAACTTTCGTAGATAGAGTAAAAAAATATTATGAAGATCCATCTAAAAACTTTTCTCCTTTAACTTCACACAAAAGAGAAGGTTTTATACGAGTTAATATTGAACCATTTTTTAAGAATACAAAATTAAAAGATGTATCACCTTCGCTACTTCAAAATTTTATAAATGCTATGTTTGCTAAGTATACTAAAGATTCAGCTAATACTATTGTAATGACTGTAAAAGCTGTACTTAATGAAGCATATAGATTAAGAGAGATAAATGAAAATCCTTGCAACTTTGTTAAAAATCCTCCTTCATTAAAAAATAGTAAAGAGGCTTTTGAGGTGTACAACAAAGATGAGGTTAAAGTAATCATAAGCAAATTAGATGGGACTAATATAGAAATACCTATACTTTTAATGTTGACGATGGGTCTACGAGCCGGAGAGGTTTGTGGTCTTAGATGGCAAGATATAGATTTTAAAAATAATACTATAAGTATTAATCAAACTTTGATATATTTCAAAAGCAGTATTAAATTCAAAGCTCCTAAGACTAAAGGGTCAATTAGAACTATATCAGCTCCTTTAGAGTTAATGTCAAAATTAAAAAAATGGAAAACTAAACATAATAAATATCGTATAGCAGGGATTTTAGAGTATGAAGATATAGTTTGCTTAAATCGAAATTTAAATCCATTTAATCCAATATCGCTTAATAAGCGCTGGAATGCATTTACTCAAAAAAACGGAATAAGATATGTTAGGCCGCACGATTTAAGACATACACATGCAACTATGCTAGTATTATCTGGAACAGACTTTAAAACTATTTCAAATAGGCTAGGACATACAGACATTAAAATAACATTAAATAGATATAGTCATGTACTTAAAGAAATGGATATAAAAGCAAGTGAAAATATATCTAATTTAATGTTTAAATAGTGTCAGTTATTTGTCAGTAAAAATGGATTTGTCAGTCTATTGTCAGTAAAATATATATTACTATAGAATAACAAATCCATTTATATTCAAGTTAAATACTAATATTTACAACTTAATTACATTGAATTACAAAAAGACTAACTTTTTCGAAAGTAGTTAGTCTTTTAACCCGTACATTATATTTTTATAAAGTTGTAGTTTTATATGCATACACCCGAACAATTAAAATAAATGTATTTTAGGTAGGCATATCTAAAAGAGTTTTAGATATGCCTAATAATATTATATGAATTAGCAGTTTATATATTCTATATTAGTTTTTTTATAAATATAATTTTTTTCATTACAAGTATTATTATTTAAATAAGATAACATAATACTTTATTCTAAAAATACCCATATTATATTTACTATAAAATAAGATATAAAAATAGTTCCAATACCTGAAACAAACTCATTAACTCCTACATTAGCAATTTTGTTAGCCACAAAAGGCATACTTATAAATATAATACATGTAAAAATAAA